AATCTTACCATCGTGTTCGTACCAATCAGTAACAAGATCAAAGTTTATATTGACAAAGACCTCGCCCAAGTCAATACTTTGCGCCTCATTAAGTATCGGATCATCGCTAATTGGAAACTGCGATAAGTTTGACTTCAGACGTACCCAAGTAGCCATATTTCACCATTTACCTTGTGGACACTGTTCTTCTTCAACTCGTCTTTTAGCAGGAAGGAAACACCCGCAATCATTACAGACGTTTAGGTATTTGTTTCGTAACTGGCAAGGTTCGCAATGCTTCTTTCGTTTGGCATTTAACAGCCACGATGAAGGTGTATCGACCATTAGTAGCCACCAACCTTTTACGATGTTTCGAATTGCTTTGAGTAGTTTCATTCGGTAAGGCTTGCAACAACATCTAAACTATCAAACGACTTAACCACATCGAAACAAATCGAGGTGTAAACATCTTCACCAACTGTTATGTCGATGCGTGTTTGGTTCGGGCTTTCAGTATCAGCCGTCAACCATAACGTATAAGCCGAACGCGGATCGATCAGAAAATCATCGAAGCTAACCACACCTTCCGAATCCGATTCAACTGATGCGCCTCGGATCGCCTGAGTAGCATTGTTCTGAATCCAAAGGTTGTAAGTTGTATCAACCTCAACCGTTCCGAATTGAATCGAAGCAACACAACTCGGAATAGTGCCGCCATTATAGCAAGTGTTACAAACGCTCATTGTGCTTTTACTTGTAGTTTCTTTGCCGAAAGGTACGCATTAAATTGTTTAAGTTGGTACTCGTCTGCGTGTGCGTGTACCATTATTTCAAGACGGCTGATTTCGTTCTTATCAGTAACAGTTGACTTATATTCAAACGGCATCCCCTTACATATCCAACCGAAACTAACCGAAAAGAAATAGTTGAGTTGTGGCGTGACGAGTTTAAGATAATAGCTTGAATGGGTTTCGACTGAGATCATAAGTAGGGTTTAAGGAATGCGTTTACAAAGTTGCGAAAATTATCCAAATGATCGGCTTGCTGGTCTGGATCGTTACGGTTTGCCTTTACGATATGCTCACCATCCCACCTAACACGCTTGAAGTCATTAACTGCGTTCGGGCATTTATGGGCGTTTACTTTTATCTTCAGGTTATACAAAGCCGAATTACAATCAACACGGCTGTTAGTGTGCATTGGGTTACGTGGTACAATGAACTGACTATCTGATAACCTCAACGTGCGTTTAATCAAAGCGAATGCAGATAGGTTCTCCATCGAATAACTGTTTCGCCTTGTTCCAGTGTTATCGCCCGTTATCTTAATCAACCCTCGTCTATTCTCACCAACGATGGATAGGATATTGTCGCATAACTTATTGATGTCACCGTTCGATATTCGCATCTGATCGACAATGTATGTATCTCGCCCGTCCATCTGAATAACTAATCCGCACAAAGGCTCTACGTTAAAGTCAATGCTGAATATTACTGGTCTGTTTAGGTTTAACTGTATCGAATTGTCAATGTGTTTATCATCGTTCCAATTATAAAGGAACGGGTTATCGACAGCCTCCATAACGTCCCAATCACCTTCAACAAATCGAGCGTATTGAACGGGCGGTAATGACTTCAGATTGTCGATGTACGTCTGTGGAATGTACTTGTTATCCGTTATGAATGATGGTATGTAAATCCAATTCGCAGGGAGTTTGTCGTTTCGATACGGTTCGTAAAATAACTTTTTAGTCCAATTCTGAGCAGGGTTTAAGGTTGCCATTACTACCATCGGAGGCTTACCGTCTGCGTTCAACCACGTTCCAGTCCGTTCGATTGCTTTATAGAATGCTGCTTCCTGACATTCGTTAATCTCTTCAAATCCAAATCCGTTCGCCTCCAATCCTTTGAATCGGTTTAAGTCCTTATCAGTTTCAAACGATTCAGCCATAAACATAATCTCCGATCCGTTCGTGAAAGTCAGTACGTGCGTGTCACCGTTCCAAGACTTTATTAAATGCCTTACTCCATTGTCGAGTAAAGAATTGAACGATGGCAAAGTGTTTCGTTTTAAGTCAGGCAGTGACCGTCTGATGATTACCCACCGTGAACGTCTGTAATTTAAAGCAAGTGATATGAACGTAGTCAGTAAGCAATAAGTCTTGCCGCCACGAATAGCACCTCCAAATATTACTACCTGATAGTTGCCACTTGTTGCTGCTTTATACGCCTCACTTTGTTTCTTGGTTAGTGCTATCACTATCGAGCGTTATCACTAATGGAGCGTTAACAGTTGCATCAATTTCTTTCTTTTCGGTAAGTCCTAAGTCACGGGCGATGATAGTAGCATTGAACGCACCAACTGAAGCACCTTCGAACTTTTGAGCAAACATAACGTCCTCTATACGTGCAAAGACTTCCAAATAATCTTGTTCTGCGACTTTCCTAAACTCATTCCACCAATGACGTGAAGCACCGATAAATACGCAAAATCCAGCGATTGTGTAAGGTGTTCTTTTTTCCCGTTCTACTTCGATTGCATCCTTACCAACCCAATCTTTTTCAGTCCAAATCCTTTCGTCAGTGTTCTTAAAGTATTCAAGTGCCGCCTCCCATAGTTGTTGTGAAGTAGCGAACTTACGAGGCTTTCCTAATGTTTTCCAAATCGGTGTGTAACCTGCCATATCAATTCACGATTAAATTTATCGCACCGCAAAGAGCCGTCAATAGCACGACCCAAGCGATGATCTCAATTAGTGTTACGTCTTTCGGCATCTTCACGTTACAAAGGTAATGATTAATTGGTTCAATCGTTTCGGTCATTGTTAGTTGTGTTTAGGGTTGGTCTGATTGTTTCCATTTCTTACTCCACGTTTCAGCGGATTCGGTTTCGATCCCGCCCTCGCAGAATGACTTAATAAGGTCGGCAAGTTCGGAGGGTTTCATTAGTTCGATTTCAGCCAATACTGCTCCGAGTGCCGTGTTAAATCCCTCACCAAATGCTTTCGGATCGGACTGCCTTAAATCTCTCACGATCCTTTCCAGTCGCATCAACGCGGTCGGCTGCTTGTCGGTCAGGTCAAGGTTGGTTTGGGTGGTCATTGTAGTAGTTCGGGGTTTTGGTGAATGTTTCCGATGACTGTCAGTTTATTGCTATTTGCTCCGTTACAAAATTCTTGATGCCAAATAGCGTTATCTGTTTCGCTTTTAATTGCCCAAGCATTTTTGAAAAAAACTATTTCGTAATTTATTCTATGTCTTTCTTTTTTACATATATCCCCCTCATAAATCTCTTTACCGTCCTTGTCTTTAAGTCCAGTATATTGACCTACTGATTCAAGCAATACCTTAACTCCATCTAATGGATCGCAGTGCTTAACACCTGCTAAGTTTATTCTGTTAGGTAAGATATAAATATTGTTACTCTTAGATCCAACACCGTGAATTAAATCACCGTAAACAATCTCTTTTGAAATGGCGCAAACGCCTCTGAATTTAATTTCTCTGTTCATTTCGATTCGATTTTAGCAAGGGTTTGTGATGCGATTGATGACATTCTGATTCTTGCTAATGTATCGCTGCCTTTATCCGTCCACTCCTGAATTTTTCTCAACGCCTCGATCAGTTCCGCTTTCTCGGCTCGGAGGGTGGCGATGGTTTCGATCAGTCCGTCATACTCATTCACGCATTTTGCAGCGTGTTGATAATTTGCCTCTGATAAAACCCTTAATGGTATTTTTGAAGGCATGTTAAACGCTCCTAATAAAACTCGATCATCTCCTGCTGGAATTGGTCTAAACTTTTCGTCTGTCCACGGTGTCGGTGTGTGCTTGTCGTTGCTCATTGGTCGGGGTGTTACGGGTTAGTTTCAAGTTGATTAAATTCGTAAATAACTTGGTCGTGTGTGATGTATTTCTTATCCCAATTCGTTACTAAGAACCTTTCGCCAATATGATCGTTTTTGTATTGAAAAAAAACGGGATAAATCAATCCGTTACAATCTCTTTCTAAATACTCAGTCCAAATAAGTTGATTTGATTTAATGCAGAAATCTCGCATTGCCTTTATCTGTTCTGCATTTTCAACTTTTAACCAATTAGGCTTTGTCAGTTCTTTCAGTTTTATTTTGGGGTTGTTCGATTGATTCATCTTTAGGTGCTTCAAATGGGGTTAGGTACTCGTCAATTATTTCGTGGCACTTCTGTAACTGACTTGCAGGTACTCGCTTAGTCAGGTGCTTAGTTGCTTCAATGTATTTCTTGTTTCGTGCCATAGTCTTATTGGTTTTGATAATTAATTACTTTTAAAGTATTCATTGAAGAATGCCAAATTCTTGCTTCACGCTTACCTAACTTTCCATCAGTATTAAACAAAGTGCATATGTAATAACTTGGATTAACGCCAATAAACTCTAGGCTTGAAATCATGCCAGTTTTTTTGAACTTGCCGTCCATAAACTCTACACAATCTCCAATGTAAACTTTATGCTTATCCATAAAAGCAATTTGATTCAATTCTCTTTGCTTTTGCCTGTTAGCTGAAAGATATTCTATCAACTCTTTTTCTTGCTGTATTAGTTCTTCTGTTGTCATATCGCTTTATCTTTCAACAAACGTACACAAATAAACAACACGAAAAACACTGATGCGAAAATTTATTTTTCAACCCCAAACACCACCGCTTTAATAATCCCGTCCCGATCAAGTTTAGCGGCGAGTTTCGGAAAGTGATGGGCGAGTTCTGCATCGGTTAGGGCTTGAAGTTCAAGAATAAATTTCGCCTTATTCAGATTGACATTGACAAACTCTTTAGAATGGTAAATCTTCATTTTTGTTTCTGATATGGTTTAGTGAAGTTGATTCAATTTGTACTGGCAATATCGATGTCATCGGTTCTTGGTTCGCATCGTAAAATGTCGTTACGGTTTCATTGTTTCTAAACTCTACCGTCCCAGTTGATCCTTGTCGATGCTTTTCAAATAGATAAAATGTTTCGTTTGTGTATGGCTTCCCTTCATCGTTGGATAGGTTGTAGTACGATGGACGCCAAACAAAGCAAACAGTGTCGGCATCTTGTTCAAGTGATCCCGATTCACGAAGGTCAGAAAGCATCGGTTTCTTATCTGCTCGTTGCTCCACTTGTCGGTTAAGTTGGCATAGTGCAATGATTGGGATTTGCAGTTCTTTCTGAGCGGCTTTAAGCGTTCGACTGATTTCCGCTACTTCTGCTTCACGGTTACCGCCTCTAAACCCTTCGAGCGTCATCAACTGTAAGTAGTCAATAATAACCCATTTGCATTGTCCTTTCCTGACTTGCTGCCGAATAACTCTTATCGCTTCGTGAACACCACAACGGGGCTTGTCGTAAATAGTGAACGGCATCTTTTCCACTTCACCAATAGTCGATTCAAATACGTGAAGTTCGGGCTGATTAAGATTACCGTCCCGTAATCGTTTAGAATCTATGCTGCCCGTTGCGTTCTGAAGTATAAGCCGTTGACAAAGTTGGGAAGGGTTCATTTCAAGATTGAAGTAAATCCCCGCTTCTTTAGATTGAATCCCGTGAAATAATGCAAGGGCGGTTTTTCCCATTGACGGTCTGCCCGCTAAGATTATAAACTCAGGCTGCCATCCGCCAGTGAATCTGTTGAGTGCTTTTAGTCCAGTATCAACCCCGCTTGTCTTACCAAGTCGATTAAGTTCTTGCCGTCTGAAATATGCTTCCCGTTCGTCCTTAACAAGGTCGGCTGTTGTAATGATGTTCGATACAGTCATCCCCGTGTCCATAAGTTCATTGAGCCGTTTAACCATTTCAGAAGCGGTTATAGTGGCATCGTGCCTATCGTAAAGTCCGATTGATTCTTCTGTAATGATTTGATGAATTTGCGACTTGAGATAGATGTTTCTAAGTTCTGCAATGATCGCTTCGTGTGGTTCGAAAAAAGCGGAAACGACCTTATCCAGTGACCGAGTAATAGTGATGATGTCGGACGTTTCAAGAAGTTTGGCAAGTTTATTTTCTTGGTTTAAGAAAGCGATGTCGATGGGCTGCTGTTTCTTATGCAGCCGTTTGATTACTTCAAATGCTTTCTTGTACCTATCGACTGTAAAGTATTCGTATTTGAGTTGAACGATTATTTCGTCTTTGTGATCGTTTGAAGATAATAGAATCGCAATGATTTTTTCTTCGAGTTCTTGTGATGTTATCATACGTAATGGTTCGCTGATGATCGGTTGAATTGA